CGCCTCAAACGAGGACAAGGCGACAAATCCACCGACCGAACAGGAAAACGGCGAAAATGGAGCGAATACAGAGGCAGACGAGGCAACAGAGGACGAGCAGGAGGACAAGGTCATCATCCCGCAGGGCAAAATGAGAGTGACTGTCGTTTGCGATGGTTCACTCAACATCAGACGTTCAGCAGCGTGGGGCAATGATAACATCTGCGGTCGTGCTATCAGAGGACAGTCATATTATGTGAAAGAGATTCATGTTGTGGACGGAAAGAAGATGGTCAGAACAATCGGCGACCTT